GGAGCCAGTCAGCGTCGGCGGCGTGGTGTCGCCGCCCACGTCCTCCAGCAGCACCGTGAACCAGTCACCCCGCAGGCTGTCCCACTCGGCTTCCGTCAGCTCGCGGTTGAAGATGAGGACCGCGTGAATCTTGTCCTGCTGCTTGGCGGTGCTGTCGTTGCGGCGGCCGACGAACTGGATGGCAAAGTCGAACGTCGTCCCAGGCGGACTCAGCACCGCGCTTGTGCCGGTCGTCATGGCGGCGTCGGTGTCCGCCGCGTAGAAGAAATTCGACGCCGCGCCGTGCGTAACGCTGAAGCCGAAGATGCGCTTGTTGCCCGACGCAAGCGGCGCAGCGCCGCCCGTCGCTGTCGTCCCAACGATCATGGTCGGGAACGACGAGCCGCCGGTCGACAGGTTCTGAGCGGCCATGTAGGCGGCGCTACTGGCACCGAATGCCCGAACCTGCGGGCCAGCCGCCTCGCCGATGAACACCCACGTCCGCGACTCGCCCGCGTTGAAATCCCACTGCGGGCGCGCAGCCGCGCCGAACTCCACGAAGTCGGCCGCAGCCGTGCCAGCACCCAGCCGGAAGAACTTGCGCGTGATGCCGTCCCAAGCCTGCTCAGAGATGGTGACGTTCGCGCCCACCACCATCGCAGCTGTCACGGCAGACGATGCGAAGTCCTTGATGGTGTTCGTGTCGGGGTCGACCGCCACGCACATCGTGCAGTTGGCGGCAATGCCGGTCGTGCGAAGTTGGTAGGGCATGTCAGTCCAGAAGGCGGGCGCGCAGCAGCGCCACAGTCATCACGGTCGGCTGCGCGGCATCGGGGTCAACCATCGCCAGCGCTGCGTTGCTCTCTGCCGCCACGCGCTCAATCAAGTCGCCGATGGGCTCATCGGTCGGCACGATGCCGCGCACGGTTGTCGGCGGAGCGCCCCACGGCCAGCGCTGCGGCGGGCAGTCGCGCACACAGCGCGAGCCCACAGCAGACAGGTCGCCGCCTTCGTTCATGGTCAGGCGGCCGGCGGGTTGATGTCCGGGTCGGCCTGCATGCGCTGCCACAGAGCCCCGGCCAGGGCCATCACGTCGCCAGCCCAGGCCGCCTCAGTCGGGCGGATCGTCGGCGGCACGGCGCGGATGCAGGCCAGCACGACCTGGGCCTTGCCCACAGGTGCGGGCGTCTCGTTGGAGGTCTGCATGGCCGTGGCCGCTCGCGTGGCCTCGCGCTGCATCGCGTCTTGCGTGTGCGCGTTGACGGCCCAGCGGTACGTCGTCCACGAGTCCTGCCAGCCCGTGAACTCGGCGTTGACCCGCGCCCGCCATGCGTCCATCGCCGCGGCCTGCTGCTGCCGCCAGGACTCGATCTGCGCCGCCGTGGCGTTGCTCGCCAGCGCGGGGATCGTCGGCAGCGCAGGCAGCGCGGGCGGCGTGGCGCTCGGGACCGGGGGGATCGTGGGCAGGGTGCTCATGCGCTCTCCAGGGTGTGCAGCAACATCAAGCCTGAACAGGACGCTGCACAGACCGCACGATTCGGCCGGTAGCCGGGTCGCGCTCGTGCACCACTTCCATGGGTTGACGCGACTGCTGCGGCTGTTGCACGGCCATTGCCAGCGCCGAAAGCTGCGACTGCATCTGCACCAGCACCGGCACCAGTAGGCTCAGAGCGTCGGGGCCGGCCGCTTGCTTCGGCGCACGCTGCGCCGCCGGCTGCTTGGGCGGCGCCGGCATCGCCGCGGGCTGCATTCCAGGGTCCATGCCAAACGCTGAGTGCATCGGCAGCGCTGGCTGGGTGGCGGCATGCATCACCGCGGTATCGGCAGCAATGGCGGCCTGCTCGACCTCGCCACGCGCCTTCACTTCAGCGGCGCCGACCGCGGCTTGCACCTTCGCATCCGCAGCCATGGCTGCCTGGCGCTCCTTTGACTCCAGCTCCGCGCTTCGGTCCTGCAGCTGTTGCTGGGCGTCCTGCAGCGCCGCCTCCATCTCCTGCATGCGCTGCACCAGCTCGGGCGGCACGTTCTGGCCGCCGGGCTCCTCTCCCTCCTTCGGCACTGGCAGGAAGCGCTCCAGGTCCACGCGCTCGTCGAACCGGCGCATCGTCTCGCGCACCAGTTCCACGACGGCCTGCGCCTCGGCGCCCATGCCCTGCTGGCGAAGCTGCGCCACCTGCGCCATCGCCTTTTCGATGACCGGCAGCAGCTTCGTCCACCGGTCCTGCTCCTGGAGCCGATCGGGCTTGCCTGTCGAGCCGCCGCGCACCTGCAGGTTGACCTGCTCGAACACTTCCTCTGGGCGCGACAGGTCAGGCCACACAGCCTGCGGGCCGGCGATCTGCTGCACTTCCTCCACCGACAGCTTGCGCAGGCACACCTCCAGCGCGTAGGCGCCGGCCTCCGAGAGCATGTCCTCGATGATGTCGGTGCGCTCTGCGCTGCGCCCGCGCAGGCCCTGCGCCAGGATCTCGGCCTCGGTGGCGGTCTTGGCCTTCAGCACGCTGCCGCGCGCCGCGTCGCCGCCGCCGACCAGCATCTCCATGTCCTGCCGGGCCGGCGCCGTGTCATAGTTCGCCGGGTTGATCTTCCCGAGCTGCCCGAAGAACAGATCCTCCGACAGCGGCCGACCGCCAGGCCCTTCGACCAAGATCAGGTCCATGCCGTTGCGGTTGCGGATGGCCTGGATGTCGTCCTGCGTGAGGCTGCCGCCCTTGCGCGCGATGTTGACCGGCCGCGAGTCCTTCCGGTCGCACTCGAAGTCATCGCGGGCGCGGTTGTACTCGCGCACAACTTCCTCGATCAGGTCCACGTCGGAAAGCGGGAAGTAGCCGCCATCCACCTCGTTGAACGCCAGCAGGAAGAACGGAAACCAGCGCTTGCCGGTCCAAGTCGGCGAGTACGGCGGGCGCAGGTAGCCCTCGCAGCCCTCGCACAGCGTGAACACCCGGCCGCTGACCTGCTCCCAGACCTCCCAGACGGCCAGCAGATCCTTGGCCTTGTCGTCGCCGCCGCTGGCCTGCTTCTGCGGCTGGCCCTCGGCGCCCTTGGCCTCGCGGTAGACGCGGGCGTTCTTCAGCTCGTACCCGGGGAAGCGCTGCTTCACCTGATCGCGCGTCATCCAGACGCGGTGCGCCATCGCCTCGGCGCGGCGGTACTCGGTCACCTCGCGCACGCTGGCGTCGAGCACGAGCACGTCGTCGGGGGCGATGAAGTCCAGCGCCAAGCCGCGGCTCTTGACGACCTCCGGCATGGCCTGCAAGCCGGCGATGGTTTCCCGAAGCTGCGCCACCTCCTTGTCGTGGCCGCTTTCGGCCTCGCCGGCTTCGTCCTGCAGGCGCTTCAGCCGCTCCAGGTTGTCCTGAGCGTCCTTGAGCTGCGAGGCGATGATCGGATCGACGGCGCGATCCTCCTGCCAGCACAGCTTCCACCAGCCCACGCTGCACGCGTAGGCGCTTGTCAGGATGCGCTTGGCTTTGCGCTTGAGGTGCCCGCGGCGAATCAACAGTTCGCGCACCACCTGCTCGGCGGTCTTCGCGAACCCGCGGATTGTGGCCAGCCGCTCGTCGGGCACGGCCTCGGTGGGCGTGACCGCGAACTCCGGATCCTTCGCGTAGACCTGGGGCCGCATCGCGGCCAGGTTGGCGAAGTGCAGGTTCGTCCGCATGCGCTTGCCGGGCCCGCCCGCGCTGTCCGGTTCGATGCCGCGCAGCAGCAAGCGGTTGCGGCGCCAGCGCTTCTCGTCGTCTTGGCGAAGGGTGAGCGCGTCGTCGATGCGCTTCAGCCAATCCTTGGCGAGCGCCTTGTCCGGGTCGCTCTGCTCAGGCTTGGGCTGCTGGCCCATGTTGACGCGCTCACCCGTCATCGGTCAGCCCTCGTCAGGCCTTGACCACGGCGCCGATGGTGCCGGTCGGGCTGGCACCCAGGACGGCACGCATGTAGCGCGGCAGGCGGACCTCGACGCTGATGCCGACGTTCGTGGCGGCGCCCGTGAACGCCGAGCTGGCCGGCGTGCTGGCGTTGCCCGCAACCTGCGTCCAGACGCCGCCCGTGGCAGCCTGCACCGGGGGCACGGCGCCCGAGGTGTTCACGCCGGCCGCGAAGTCGGCGTAGCTCTCGTATGCCTCGAACGACACCGCACCGGCCGACAGGTTGCCGAAGGTGCACAGCTCGGCGCTGTGGCCCTTCATGGCCGGCGTGATGTCGTTGATGACCGCAACGCGCGGGGTGCCGCCGTGGGCGCCGTTGCCGACCGAGCCCAGCAGGCGCGCCGTGTTGGCGCCCGTGAACTGCAGCGACCACTCGCCGTTGGCGCCCGTGTTGCCGGTGATGCCAGCGACGGCCACGCGGTCGAAGTCCTTCAGACCGTGGCCGGCCGCGAACGTCACCACGATGGGCGTCGCGTTGGTGGAGCCGGAGATGGTGATGAGCGCGGTGCTCGCGGTGCCGGTGGAGCCCAGCCCCTGAACCTTGATCGCCATGATGAAACCCTTTCGTCGCAGAGAACGGCCCTGCCAGCCGGGTGCGAAGCGACGGGCCGCACCGCCCGATGGGGAATTAGTGCGGCGCGCCCTCGGGCCCGCCCTCCACGCCGCCGACCGTGAGCACGATGTCGTCGCCCCGCAGCTTGCGGATGGCCTCGGTGTCGGCTTGGAAATCGTCGGACTTGTCGGCAGGCGCCGCCGCGGCCAGGTCGATCCGGCGCTGCGGGTTCACGCTCTGCAGCCGCGCCAGGGCGGCGTGCGCCTCCTGGTAAGCCTTCTCCTCGCCGGTCAGCGCGGCGATGGTGTCGAGCAGCCCATAGGCCGCGATGAGCTTGGCCTCCTCGCGGCTGTCGGCGTGCACGATGGCCACGTCGCCGCCAATGGTCACGCCCGAGCCGGCCCCGTTGCCCAGCGCGTTGCCGTTGAGCCAGCCGCCGACTGTGAAGGCGTAGCACGTCACGCCGTCGGAGTCCTTCCACTCGGCCTCAAGGATGACGCACGGATCCTGCACATGGCGCAGGTCGTCGGCGTTGATCTTCGGCCAGATCAGGAAGTTCGACGGGGCGGCGGCTGCTGTCGTCATGGCAGCCATTGAGCCAGCGCAGGGCCTACGTTTTCAGCCCGATTGCGCCGATTGGCCCTTCTGCGCCAGCACCCACTCCAGCGTGAACGGCTTTGGGCCCTTCAACTGCCGCGGCTTCGGCACCCGGCTGACCGGCCGCGACTGGCAGGCGTAGCGCGTATCGTCGCCCGCGTGGTCTTCCATCCGGCTGTCCACGTCCTCGGGCTTGTGCTCGTCGTGCTGCAGCGCCGGCACGGTGCGCCACCAGTCGGCGCAGTCCTCGGTCACGTACAGCATGGCCGCCTCGCCTTCCATGCCCTGCCACACCAGCCGCCCGTACATCGCCTGCCAGCCCTGCACGCGGCTGTTGTCCGCCGGACGGAAGCGCGGGCCGATGGGGTCGTTCGGCCGCTTCGGGTCGCACTTCAGCATCTTCTCGGCGATGCTCGGGCCGCCGTCTTCCTTCCAGATCGCCGGGTCGGCCACGCTGAGCGTTTCGTCGATCTTCTCGCCCCTCTCTCGCTCCAGGATGCCGCGGCCCACGGCCTCGGCGGTCAGCCGCAGCCCGGTGTCAGCCTTGGCTCGGCCGTCCTCGTCCTTCTGCACGCCGTACCACTCGCGGTACCGGATGAGCGCGCCCTGAGGGAACATGCGCTCGGTGCCGTCGCGCAGGCGCACGTACTCGCCGGCCTCGGCGATGCACCACCAGCCCAAACTGAAGGGCTTGGCGCTGCCCCAGTCCATCGACCGGAAGCGCGTCCAGTGCTTCGGCGGCGTGAAGCTCGGCAGCTTGTGCTTGTCCTCGCTCAGAACGTCGAAGAAGGCGCCCGCAACGATGTTCCAGTCGCCGTGCAGCATGGCGCGCACCAGCTCCCGGTTGCCCAGGCCCTCCAGCTTGCCGCCGTAATCCTCGGCGTCGATGTGCGGGTTGTCGCTCAGCACGGCCGGGATGTACTGCCGCAGCATGCCGCCCTCGGCCTTGCTCATCCGGCGCAGCTCAAACGGCTTGGCGCCGTCGATGAACGCGGCCTTCACCCAGGCGTGGCCGATGTTGCCCGGGTTCGAGCCGCACAGCGCCAGCGGGATCTTCTCGGCCAGGTCAACGCCGAACTTCTCGCGGAAGAAGTCCCGGGCCCACTGCGGCACGACGAGGCCCGGCGCGCGAAGCCGGCCGCGCAGGAACCGATAGATCACCTCGGTGAACATCGTCAGTTCGTCCATCAGCAGCACGTGAATCTCGGCGCCTTGGTACTTGAACCGGTCCTTCTCGTGCTGGCAGTGGCACAGGAAGATGCGCGAGCCGTTCCAGAACCGAATCTCGGCCTCGACGATCTTGACGTGGCCGGATTGGATCAGCGGGGCCAGCATCTCGGGGAAGCCGCCCGTGCCCTCCATGTGGTTCTTGATGAGGTCGTCGTACAGCCGGCGGAACAGGTACACGTTCAGGCCCGGGATCAGGCCGCACAGCAGGATCGCCAGGGCGCGCATGAAGTAGCTCTTGCCGCCGCCGGCCGCGCCGCCGTACAGGATCTCAGTCGCCGGGCTGCACAGCGCGCGCGACTGCTTCGGCGTGAAGGCTACGTCGAAGGTCGGCGCGGTCACTTCTTCGGGCTCTCGTTCGTGCTTAGCGTGACGTTGAAGACCGGGGCCGCGGCCTGCTGTAGCGGCTTGCCGTCTGTCGTGATGTCCTGCTTTAGGCCGTACTTTTTGGGCGCCATGCGCTCGGCCAGCCAGCGGCGGTATTCGACCCGCAACTTGCGGTGCCCAAGCATGTCGCCAGCCTTTACCTCTACGCTGCCGTCAGCCTTCGTCGTCCTTTCCTCGCCCAGCTCCGTGGTGTCGGCAATGTCTAGCGCCTCCTCCACCAGCGCGTCGATGCCGGCCTCTTTCGCGCGCGCGTATGCCTGCGCGAAGTCCTCTCGCTCGACGAGCCATTTCCGCACAGTGTTGTCGTGAGGCATGCCCGGCTCACGACACACGCGCCGAAGCGATCCAAGCTCTGCCAGCCTCTCGCAGATGCGATCGGCCATCTCGGGCGTGTAACTGCTATGCGCGCCCATCACTTCACCTCCACAAACGCAAGCCGCCGCTGATCGCCCGGCACGATGACATTCTCGACCTCCACCCGAATGTCATACGGCGCCTGCTGCCGGCGGTACTCGTCGGGGTCGTGCTTGGCCAGCAGGGCGAGCACGATGCGGGCGTCGGATTCCTTGGGCTCGCCGCCGTTGGCCCAGTGCTTGACGGCGCCGACGTTGCGGCCGGTGTGCTTGGCGATGTCGTGCATGCTGACCTTGTGCTTGGCGAGGGCTCGGATGACGGCGAACCAGTCGCGTTTGCGCTTGATGGTGGGGACGACGCTCATTCGGCCTCCGTTGGGGGTCGCGGGCGGCGGTTGATGTTCTTGGGCCCGATGTGCTCGCCGATGTGCCACCAGCGGCAGTAAGGGCAGCGGTAGGGCTGCATGCGGGCTCTGGTGTTGCGGCTGCATAGGCGGGCGAAGTCGCGGGCCGCCGGGAAGTCGCCGAAGTCGCGCTTGCCTTGGCACTGCTGGGCGGCCGGCTGCTTCATCGCTTCATCGCCTCCCGCCGCTTCTTCTCGGCCTCGAACCACTTCAGGAACTCGGCCTTGACGCGCTCGGCCATGGGGGCGTCGGCGATGCGCTCGATGTACGCGGCGCGGGCCTGAGTTCCTGCGAGGCGCTGCAGGTTGGCCACATGCCGGTCGCACTCCGGCTGGCGGGCTTGCCACTCGGCCAGCTTGTGCAGCCGCCACTCCTCGGAGGCGGTGTCAACCTCGCGGCCGTCGGGGAGGCGGGCGGTGGGCATCAGGGCTCCACCCTCTTGATGCGCCACGTCACGCCGGCCAGCGTGAACACCTCGCCCACGCGCGCCAGGATCGGCGCGGTCTGCGGGCCGCTGTAGCTGAATCGGGCCTCTGCCCAGTTGCCGGGGCCGATGGGGATGCAGACCAAGGTCACTGCCCCTCCTGCTGCGCCGTCCAGGCCACCGCGAGCGCGGCCCAGGCGTGCGACGTCACACCGTAGGTCGGGCCGGGCGCCTTCTTCGTGCCCGGCGCGCCGAGCGTGTCGATCAGCGCCTGTCGAACGTTCGGGTCTTTCGCCCGGGTGCTGCCGCACAGCCGCAGCTTCACGGCCGAGCGCTTGATGAGCCGCACGGCGTCGGGGGCGTGCCAGGCCTGCACGAAGCGCCCGGTCCACAGGATCGTTTGCACGCTGTCGTCACCGATAGCCATGCCGCGGGCCTCGAAGCGCTCGACGGCCAGCATGATCGGGTCCACCAGCCCGGCGCGGATGTAGCCGCCGGTCACGCGCAGCCGCTCGAGGATGTGCTCGTTCGGGCTG